ACACGGGGACGGGCTGCATCTTTAAACTTACCTTCAAATTCCCCTTGATCGTTTACTGAAAAATCCAATACTACCACCGGAGCGTTGTAAGCGAAAGGCTTTGATAATGTTTGGGCGATCGCTGCTTGCATCTGGACTTTTGTTGGGGTCGATTCAGTCTCTATGCTCATGTTTGTGTTCCTTTTGTTTTAGACTCATTAAATACAGGTCTTGCCAGAATTGTAGGAGATGGATTTTTAGCATTGAGGATTTTTGCATTTGTCTGGATATAATTTAATTGTCATTGACTTTTGCTAAATAATAACGAAAACCTCCACTGGGAAGAGTAATTGATTTTTCTCTTTTAGCTGGTGTTATGTCGCTCATCTCCCCACCCTGTAAAAGATATCTATCGTTTTCCATTATATCTACCATTAAATTATTAAAATCACCTTTACTGACTTTATCGCCTAAACGATCTCGGATTACATGGATAGGAACTAGGTCATTATATTTTTTACCTAATTCACCGAAAGTATTATCAATTTCTTTCTCAAAGTCCTTCAATTCCGTGATTTGCCCTGGTTTTCTCTTGATTTCTTTTCTGGCTGTTTTCATTGCCGACTCATTGCTAAAACTAATAAAATCTTTCGCTTTACCAACGGGTGTTTTTATTGCATCCTTTCCTAGCTCTCCTGATCCGGTTGCCAATGTAATGTCGTCACTTTCTGAATGAATTTGTTTAATATAATTATCAAAATCATCGTTTGAGATCCTCCCTTTTAACTCCTCTTTAACTTTTGATACTGGAATTAGTTTGTTATAATTATTCTCAAAATTAATCCTAGCTAATTCTTTTGGGATTTCCTTTTTAAAAGTGTCATAATCCTTGATCGGCTCGTCACTATAAAAGGGATTTGCCTTGGATTTAGGACTGGATTTAGGACTGGATTTAGGGCTAGACTTGGTTTTAGGTTTAACCTCTGGCTTTGGCTCGATCTTGACTTCTGATTCTGCCGTTTTCTTTGCTACCATTTTTTGACCAATAGGCTTTTTGCTCTCTGCTTTAGATTTTGCTTGAGATTCAGATCCTTTCCCTTTTTTTCTTTCTTCTTTAATTAACAAAGCTTTTTTATTTGTTTCAAACCATTTGGTTCCTACTTTGTCCGCGTCACCATCCCCCGCCAAGGATTTTTTGATATACTCTTTGTGATAAGATTTGGCTAAAGCACTTAACTTCTTAACCCTGTCCTTAGATGTTGAATCCTTGGCATTGGATTTGCAATTTTTATTAACATTAATACAAGCACTCCCACAGTTATAAGCTGTCGGTTTCACGCATTGAGGCTTTTTTGCACCACCTATCCCCGCATCAACGCGGAAACTGTACCCCTCTGAGAATGCCTCCCACTCTTGGACATCTTCCTCTGATTCTAAACTGTCCATTTTGCCGGGTTTATAAGGCTTATAGGCTACAGACTCCCCATCTAAAGTGAAGGAAAACACCCGTGGACGTGCCGCATCTTTGAATACTCCGGTAATATTCCCATTCTCGGCAACATCAAACTTAAGCACAACAACTGGGGCGTTGTAGGCAAAACCCATTGATAAGGTTTGAGCGATCGCTAATTTCATTTGAGCTTCAGTTGGTGCAACAGCACCTCCTCCACCGCCATTCCCCACCGCTACTTCATCTTCATCAACCCGATATAAAAAACTTGGTTTTGATTTCAGCATGATTTTACCTTTTATAAATAGAAACCTTGTGAGTTGATCATAAATAAAAACCTTGTGAGCTAATCTTCTCAACTAACTCCATGTCCCACGTCACAATATTTTCAGTTAATGAGACTAAGTTACAAACAACCCCATCAGGAGGGTAAAGAGTGGTGTCTGCTCCGACGAGGTAGTCAACACCCTCTCCTTTCAATTGTTCCTCTAAATAACGCCGTGAAATCCCTTTAACTGAATAGGATCTAGTTATCCCCTCCACTGAGCTTAGGTTTTCAATCCCCTCCTTGCTTGGGAATTGTTTTTGGATAACCGGAGTTGGGGTAATCTCCAAATATTCGTACCCATCGCCCACTCTTGTGCGAACGACGAGGCTTTGAACATTAGGATTGCCGAATCCCCCCGCAAGGGGAGAGATCCGGTCTCTTAGGGCTATCATTTGCTCAACGAAGGATTGACTCATTTCTTCTCTTTGGGAGCGTGACCGTGGTCTGGCTTATCTAGCTTCCCGTTAATTTCTTGTAACACCACGTAAATCGCTGCCATAGCTTGCAATTCTGGGGAAGCAGGAGTCACCATCCCGGCAGAAGTAACTCGACCATTATCAACTGAGAAATCAGGGAATTGTACTTTCATAAAACCAGAATAGGGGGAGTGAAGATAGTATTGCGGAGGTGAATATATTGCCTCCCGTAAGTCGTTAAAGACCAGTCATCCTTAGAGCCAGAAGGTGTGGAACTCCCTGACCCTGATGCGATTCCCGTAACACTAGAGGCAATATCCGCCTGTTGGAACCAATCAACGCTGATTCGATGGGCAGCAATCAACATAATTCCATCCGTTCTCTTGGGATCTGCCCAACCAGCACAATAATTATTCTCAGCAAAGTTTAAACTGTATTGAATCACAGAAGATTCGACCACAGTGAACTGAGGATAAACTGCTAAAAAATCGGAAGGGAGAACCATCCGCTACCCCCGAATGTTCATAGTGTTGACTGACTTGATATTTTTAACCTGCTCTGCCAATGCCTTAGAAATAGCGGGACGATCTTCTCTTTTCTCAGATCGTTCTAACCAATCAATATCACTTGAATTGCGAATCAAGTCCAGGGCATCTTTCTCAATATAATCAAGGGTTGTTTCGGTGGGAAACTTCCCTTCCTCTAGGGTGGGAGAGATTATTCTGAAGGCTCCGCAATTAATAAGTTCCATGCCGAGAGGATGTCGAGCAATATACTCATAGTCCTCATCAGGAAGCTCTAAATTAGTCCCCGGCAAAATCCAACTCCCTCGTGTTTCCACTGCATCCAAGGAATTCTTTTTAGTTCCCCCACGATTAATGGGGCGAGAGAAACGAATCGGTGAAGTGATAGCCTCCACTGATATTCCGTAAGGAATACGGGGATTGTGAGGATTTAATTTGGGGTCAAAGATGATAGTTTTAGACATTTTATTCAGGTAATACTACAACGTGCATGGAGAATGGGCGTTTGAGATCAATTCCCCCAAATTTAAACTTGGCACCACGCCAGAAAGAATCAACACCAATGGGGCGAGTATCAGTCCACTTTAACGGTTGATAAATCTTAGCAGAGACTTTTTTGGGATCTCGACGAAAAGCCTGAATAAAGCGGGTGGGAGCTAAACCAATCGACTCTAAATAGTCAGGAGCCATCTCGGACACAACGCCGACTTCTTTGATATTAGGGTTGACTTTTAAGAAATGCTCTAACACCGTACGATCCAATGCGGATGTGCCGATTTGAATAATATCCGAGGAGAGGTGTTCGTAGGTTTCCGAATCCATCAACAATGTGTCCGGCTTCTCTCGGTTATTGGTCAGCCGAGTCGGAGCATTAACACAATCATTCAATACACTCAGTTTTTGCTGTGATGTTGCTGACCCGTTCAAAGGGAAGGGAGCATAAGACCGCAGTGCTTGGGGATGATTCAAGAAACCGGGCATTCCGGTTTCTAAATCCCCGTTTGCCACCAACTGATTGATTTTTTGTTGTGCGGCTTCTTGAATTGTCCAGATTTTGTCTTCTTCAATACTCTCGCCCATCCGACTAACAGCCGCGATATCATCCTCAGAGACGCTATAGCCTTGTCCCCATTTATGAATCGGCATCTTCATCTCACCATAGACCAGTTCCACTTCGGGAAGGTCTGTGGTGTAGTTTCGGATTAATTTGAACTGCCCAACGTGGCGGAGCCACCGATACCCCCAGGTTTTTGCCCAGGGCTTGTTTTGAATGTTGAGAGGGCAAATAACTCCAGCAGCGAAAGGATAGTCCGCAAGATCGAACTCCTTATCTATCTGAGCCTCTAAATCCATCAGAGCGCCAAAGAACGTCCCGATTTCATCAGCATCTAACCTTGTAGTCCCAGAAAAGTTCATCATAGTTTATAAATTCTTTCTATACAAATTAGGGAACATTGAAGCCGATCAAAACGCACACCGCACCAGTGCTAGTGACTACGGGGGAACACTTGAACTCAGCCTTCGTGGAGATATTAATCGTGCCACTTGTTGCCTTTGTTGCTTTCCCCTCGTGTCCCGCAGCAATAGAGACGTAGACGGCATCATTAATTGTGATATCCGTCTCAACACATTCAACCCAGATCCCTGACGATTCTCCTGTCCGGTCAACCACGTCCATCACATCTTGATATGGGTAAGTCGTTCCACCGTAGCTTACACCTTGATTTATCAAAGGCTGCATTTCGATATCTTTGACGATTCGAGTAATGCCCAGGATTACGTCAGTAGTAGCAGTAGGAAGCCCTGCAACTTTGGGGTTGGTTTCGGTGTTTGCCCTGGCGACAAACCGACCAAAAGGAACAGGTGTGGGAATGGTCATCGCTGTGGTCTTGGTTGCTGTCAAACTAGCACCAGTAACTACCAGTGTGTTCTCGATGCCATAGTCCAATGCCGTGAATAGCACGTTATTTCCACTAACAGCAGCAATCCCACGATGCCCAAAAGCAGGATTTACACGGATTGCATTCAATAATCCTGCCTGCAATTCCGATTGAGTAGCACTAGCATCAGTTGTAAAACGTGCTGTTCCTAATCCGTTATTTAACTTAACGGTATATTCGGTGCTAGAAGCAGGAGAAGCAGGAACCGCCAGAGTCCAGACCTCTTTAGCTGCATTCTTAATGGAAACGTAAGCTTTAACTCTCGGAAAATTGATCGAGCCCTCGCCCATACCAGGAATCGCACGATCAAACTGAAGATTGTAGTTGTACCGCATTATCTAGTAACCCCCATGCGTGTTTTTCCCATTGTTAAAGGCTGTTTATAGGCATCTACCCGCCGTCTCTCCCATTCGGTGAGTTCATCACCATAAGTAATTTGAGCAGGTCTTTTTAGTACCGAATCAAGGCGATGGGAAAACTCCTCGGAGTCTCCATCTTCTTCCTCCTCGTCATCCCCATCCCCATCCCCTTCTTCTTCACCATCTGGATCGGCAGAAGAAGAATCGTAATTCTCCTGAACGTAGGCAAACACTCCGTCTACATAGGAATCGGATCGGAATGTTAAGTCCATGTTGGGCTCGATTTCAGCTAACAAAGTGCGCTTGATATCGCTCACAGAGAAGCTACTATCAAACCGTGTGTTGGAAAAACCTGGCAGCAAATCGTCGGCTTCTTTCCATATAGCCAAGAGATCCCCAACAGAATCACCCCGATAATTGCTTTCGTCTTCATCGTCACCATCAGCACGAGATTTGGACTTTTTTTTCTTTCTGGAAGTCATCATTTCTTCATCTTCATTGTCCTCATCTTCCATCATTTCTTCATCTTCGTTGTCCTCCAATTCCATTTCTTCTTCTTCGGGAGCATGGGGCATCATTTTCTTTTTGCCTCCGTCAACACGGACGTACTGCCCCATGTCGTTCCGGTAATAACCTAACTCACCAAGGACATTATCAGCATTTTCCACAATGATTTCCAGGTTATCTAACCGAAACTGGTAGTTCTCTTGTGCGGCTTCTAGCTTCCGATTCTCCCGAATCGTAGCGTCAAACCGTGTAACAAGCGAATCGTGGCGTTCCTTTAATTCTTTTAATTCACGGAATCGAGCACTACTAATAGAAGCGAAAACTTCGGGGATTCCCGAATATTCGACTCCATCGCATCTAATTATTGCCATGCGCTGTTCATTATCTCCATTATCATTGGTTTTGTTGGGGTTACTAGGGTTTTCAACAACTTGACCTGCGACAGCTTGACCTGCAACAGCTTGCCCAATCCCCGCAGCACTATCTAATCGGAGACGGGCATCTTCTCCTGCCCTTCCTCGGCTCGTTAAAGCCAAATGATTAGCGCGAACATTGATCTGTTCTCTGTCGTAGTGTTGACCATTCCATACCCCTGCCCCTTGTTTGATATCGCAGGTATATCCCGCAGACAGTTGCTCCTTTTCCCTTGAATCAATTAGGGCGATCGCTTTAGCATCAAAAAACGACACCAAGCCTTTGATCACCCCTTCAGCCTTGTTGTAATAAGCAGAAGAATCAGTCATCCCTACCGTGTAATCTTTGTAGCTTTCGCTATTAAGAAGTCCAACATGGGGATGTTCAATTACCAGGGGGAGGAACTTGAAACTCTCCACTGTGGCCTGATCTGCATTGGTTTCCGGTCTCCTGAGTTCGTGGACTATGGAGCCGTCAGGCTGACGATACTCCAACACCCCGTCACGACAAAAAGACCCTTCACAATGGAGGCGACCATCATCAGTTCTGATTACCCTAAATTTAGTTGGAGCATCAAGCCTGATTTCAACCATTTCTCAATACAAAAAATAATTCTTGTTAAATAATAACGCACCTTATCAGTCATTTAAAGAGGGTGTAAAAAAAATAATTTCTATATAAGAAAATCAACTAAAATTAAACCAATGATTTAGATATAAATAATGACTACTATCAAAAGAGAGTATCCTTCTAAGAAGACACTAGGATCTGGTGCGTTGGCTCCCTATCGCGCTCTTGGTCGGTCAATTCGACGGGATCTTGTAAATGCAAATTTTGGGATGATGGAATTTAGTGAAAAAAGTGGATGGGATTGGCAGACAATTCGACGGATTTTAATGGGGGAGCGACGGACGGATTTCGTAGAACTATTGATTATCGCTTTGTTAATTTCTGAGGATCAATCGGAGGCGGAACGATTGATCCTTGCTTGGACTAAGGAAACTTTAAAGATTATTGAGCAAGAAATCCCTCAAGAAATCAACCCAGGTCTTATTGATAAACTTGTCGAGATCAACGAAGAGAACCCTTTAGAATAGCGATAATCTCCCGACGATTCCGTTGACTTACTCCTAAAAATTGACGTTTAGGCATTTTCTTAGTGCCTTCTTGTAAATAGGAGCCATAAGGCAATGGAGTCCCTACCTCAACCCTTCCTTTTTCAATCCGATACCGAATAGAAGATCGTAGCAATCCTTGGCGTTGTAATATTTGCATAATAAAACC